GTTATTAATATAGTACTTAATATCATATAATTTCCTTACGGGCCATGTTACAAAATCTTGAATGTGGCCCAGTGCTTCTTCCGCGAGCCAGTAACGAAAGTTGTGCTTCATTTGGGCCGCAGTTGTCCACTCGTCCCATTCTTCTGCTGTGCCCGCACTCAATTTCTTAGTGCCGCGAAGCCAGTCTGCAAAAGGAGTACAACTCCAGTAGTTAGTATGTTGTGCCATTTTATTTTCTATCGCCAAATAGTTGTAGCAAGTTTAAGAACAAGTTGATAAAGTCCATGTACAAAGTCAATGCACCTGACACTTCAGCGGCCGGTGTAGTATCTACACTGAGTTCTTCACGAATCTTTTGTGTATCGTATGCAGTCAATCCAAGAAAGATAATAATTGCTAATGCTGAGATCACCATCTGCATCACAGTGCTGCCAATAAAGATGTTGACAATACTGGCAATAACAATGGCAATCAATCCCACAAACATAAATTTACCAAGACTATCAAGACTGCGTTTGGTAAAGTAACCATACGCACTCATCACACCAAACAACACAGCCGCACCCATAAAGGCTGACACAATTGATCCCATGGTGAACACAGCAAAGATTATGGCAAAACTCAGACCCATCAGTGCCGCAAATCCATGCAAGCATAACTGTGCTACACCTTTGCTGGGATTGTTACCCAGCACATAACTGACACCAAAAACAGCCGCTAGTGGGGCAAAGATCACAATCCATTTCATTACGCCGGTGAAAAAGAAGGCCACTAACTCTGGACTTGTACCCACAAAATAACTCACAAACATTGACACAATCACAGCCAAACTCATGTGTCCATACACCCGGCCCATTGCTGAGTTGATTTCACTGGCACTGCGGTAACTTAGTACGCCGCCGCCTGTATAATTTGCACCAAACATATTATTCTCCTTTAAATAAATTTTGTAAGATTGGGAGGAACCCAACCTACTGGTTTTAATACTTTACCATCTTCTCGTTTACGTACTTTACCATCTTCACCTATTTTAGCAAAGTTTGTACTCATTACTTCTTTCCAAGCACCTTCGGCATCACTGCCCATGCTATGAATAGCACCAATAGTAACAACTAGAATGTCAATAAGTGCATCCAGTGTTTCTACTTGGTCATGTGCGGCAATTGCCTCAGCAAGTTCGCCTGCTTCCTCTTCAATCAAACTAACATACAAATTAAATTGATCTTCATCAAACTCGCCGCCAACTGTTTGGTCACATGCTCGCATGAATTTTTCTTGATCTCTAAACGGGTTCATTATGCCATCCTATCTACATTTTGTCCCGGGCGATTCATCCGGCGGTTCATCTCAATTCTTTTTGCTTCGTTGTCTTCACGACGTTCTTTAACTCTGCGTTCTTCTTGAACTTGTTCTTCATGCCGCTTGTCTAATTTTTTAACTTCTGTCTGCCTATAGATTTCAGCATTTTGTGCTGTTACTCTAGTAATTGCTGTCATAGTTTTTCTCCTACTTCAAAACCCCTAAATTTGATGAACCTGGGGAACCGCAAGCTGAATGATCCGTCTTGGTTTTGAGTGACTGCGTCTGCTCGCACTTCAACGATCTGTCCAAGAACTTCATTACTTGAATTCCAAAAAGTATCACGATCAAGATCACTAAAGCCGCTGCCGACATTGACTTTAATCGATTTACCGTCGTCCACACCTTCGCAAACCAAAGCCCCCAGACGTCCGACATTTCTTCCAGTGCCTTCTTCCAGCGACTTGACCTCAAGACTAACTTCGATAAACGGTTTGAGCTTGAGCCAAGCAACGCTTCTTTTACACTCATAAGATGCCTCCGGATCTTTAATCATAATACCTTCGTAACCACCTGCCACTGCCTTTGCATTAATTTCTTTAAAACGTGCCTGACCTTCGGCAGTATCTAAATCAACTAATTCGTTTGACAGCACAGTTATGTTAGGGACAAGATCCTTAACGGCTGAGTGCCATGTTTGTAATGCTTCACTACGCCACTCTTGCGGCTGATGAAAAATCTCTGCCTCAAATGCATGTAGCGGTAACCAATCAAACAAGTTAAGTACTGCATCACCTGTTTCCGAATCACCTTTACGATGAATCTGCTTCATCAAGTCTTGGAAACTGCTGGACATAATTTCGCCATCAAACACCCAAGGCTCTGTAAGTCCTGAAGCAATCTTTGCAAACTGTTCTTTAACGTGCGGAAAGTTTACAAGCTCTTTACCATTACGACTAAATTGATCCACCCTGCCATCAGGATAAACGATAGTAATAACCCGAACTCCGTCAAGTTTGACTTCGATAAACTTTTTGCCTGTAACTTTAGACTCATGATTAGCACTGTCATGAGCAAGCTGACACCCAAAAACAGGAATAGCATACGGAGCATAATCTTTCTCTACTACTTTGTTGATTGTTTTTTCGCTGAATCCAGCACGTAGATCTTTGATCAGTATACGTCGGTACCATCCATTCCACTCTGCTTTAGTGGCTTGTGCTATCATTGCATCTAGTACGTCTCGAGCAAGATTGCCGGTGACTGTACGATTAATGAAACCATCAACAGTACGAACAAAATCATCCCAAGGTAAGCCAGGGCCGTCTTCATCATTCTTTTCCTTTACTTGTTTAATACCAAAAGTTGTCATGGAATCTAATGCAAGCCGGCAACCGTGGAAGAATTCATCATTGCCCTGTTCTGCTTGAACAAGGATAATAGCTTCTTTGTTCAAACGAGAGGGATGATCTTCTAAAGTGGAAATGACTCTGTAGCAAGGATCGCTCATATTAGACCTTTAAATAACTGTTTAAGTAGTTATTGTACTATCTAATTATCAGTATGTCAAGAAGTTTGTGGTCTTAAATGGCTTACCTGCGTAAGCATAATCGATATTTCGAATGATTTTTTTCTTCATACTTCGTACAATTGGATGAGAATGGTTCCACTCAAATGCAGCCAAATACTTGTGATAAGTTGTGTTCTTGTGACGTTTGGCCTGCATGCTGTCCAAATATTTTTTGATAGCATCTCTATCCAAATCGAATCTGTCAACCAATTCGCAGGCAATGTTAAAACTAAACGCACCCATTTCGTCTTTGTGGCCGTAATATTCTTGATTGACTCTTTGCTTGTGATAGTGGGCTGTGCTTTCATAGCCGGGAATAGTTTTGAAATTCCTACTTCGGTACTGACGCATGTGAATGATTTCGTGCAATATGGTATCTGCGAATAGACTACAAATCCGTTCCCAACGATATTCCGTCATTCGAATAAACTTATCTTCTGGATGATAGCTTAGAACAATTTCGATATGACGTTTATCGTCTGCATCGTTGTAACTGTAATAAGTTCCGCCCATATAAATCTTGCCGCGTTTTTGCGTAGGATCACTTTGTCTGCGAACTACCTTGACTGGCAAGTTACTCTTAATATGCGTACTTATTAATTTTTGTAAATCAATAACAGCCAGTTTTTTGCCAACGAAATCTTTACCCGCACTGTGAAGCATAGTGCGTAGATTGTACCTATCTAAGAGACTCCAATTGAATGGTTTAGTCACAGCTTTCTCCGGATTATCCTAAGTATTTATCGACACCTGGAGAAAGCAATATCAGCGTTTTGAGATAACCTTGTCTGCAAGCCCATACACAACAGCCTCATCCGCACTCAAAAATGTATCAAATTTCATAGCCTGATACAGTTCTTCATACGTTTTTCCAGCAGTATTGTGTTTGACATACAATTGCGTTAGTCGCTCGTTGATACGTTTAGACTCTTCAAAACCACGTCGTGCATCTTCAAACTCAAGTTCCTGCACATGTACACTGCCGCTGGTGCCCGGAGTACCTGAACTAACGCGGTGAATCATAGTGCGTGATTCGGGTAGGACAAATCGCTTGCCAGGATGCCCTGCTTGTGCTAGGAACGAACCCATGCTACAGGCCTGACCCATTACATAGGTTGCAACATCGGGCTTAATAAACTGCATTGTATCGTAAATAGCAAGACCAGCAGTAACACTTCCACCCGGACTATTGATAAAGAACGTGATGTCTTCATTTCCTTGACTCTCCAAAAATAGCAACTGTGCCACAATAAGGCTTGAAGTATGCTCGTTAACATCTGTGTCCAACATCACAATACGGTCTTTAAGCAAGCGACTGTAAATGTCATAGGCACGTTCGCCTTTTGCTTCAGTCTCAATAACCATTGGTACCAAATTTGGCATCTTTATCCTTTAATGTTTGATGTGTCGTATGTCTGGGCGAATATATCTTTCTTCACAACTCCGTAGTCGCCGGCATCGTGACGAACAATATAATCTTCGCCTGCTTTATAGTTCAAATTACCCCATGATGCTTTTACTACACCGTCATGATCTGCCAACTTGGCATGTTTGAAAATTTTCTTAGGAGTAGCAGTACCATCTTTGTTGTCGTCATAGTAGTCGGCAAACTTTTCTGCACCTACTGGATACTTCTCGCCTTTTGGGCCTGTGATAATTTTATGTCCTGCTTGATAGTCAACAGGACCTTCCAGTGTCTCAACAGTACCGCTAGATGTAGCAGTTTTATAATGTATTGGAGTAGGATGCTTATAGGTTTCGAAACTACCGTGAGCAAACCACTCATCGGTAATTCCTTTATCTATAGATTCTACAATATTGATATATTCTCTAATCATTGTGGTTTGTCTAGTTCTTTAAATGCTTGAGTTGCACGATATGCTTCAAGTGTTTCACGGCTGTTCTTTTCCTTAGCACGGCGAAGAACGTTTGCATCACCTGTGGGCAACGCAACCAGCACATAGGCAGTATATCGATTACCAGCACGTACAACAACTGGATTCTCATCAATGTTCTTAGCACCGTATGTTTCAACGCCAGTCACATCAACTGCGTTACAGTTAGACCGTGTGACCTTTTCAATGCTACTGGACTTGGTAGATCCAGTGTCATATTGCTTGGTCTGCGAACTAATTGTGCCACCTGCACTGTAGCAAATTTCTGCAAGTGCATTGGTACGTGCAAGATGCACCGCCATGCTATAGTTTTCTGCAGAACCTTCACCAGCCGCAAATACAGCACTGTCACTAATAGGCAACTTGCCCATAAAATTTGGACGGCGTTTCAATGCTTGGTCGATTGCCTTTTCTTGATATTCGCGTTCGTTTTCCACACGCTTTTGATAAACGTCAGTGGTACCACAAGCTGCCAAAAGAGCAACGATAGGCAAAAGCGTTATAATTTTTTTCATCTTAGTTTCCTACTTTCTTAATATATTGACCTGCTTTGTTTAAATCTTGTCCTGCACCTTCTACTGCACCACCAATAGTGCCGCATGCGGTGAGCATTACTACTACTAAAATTAGAATAACCTTTTTCATTTTGCCATCTCCTGACTGTGTGTTTTAACTGTGTCTATGCCATTGTCCAACATTCTAGCAATGCCGGAAAATCCAACTGTTGCTAGAACTAGTCCAAAGACAGTGCCTAAAATAAACGTTCGCATATCAAGCCTTTCTGTGTGTGTTGATGTGTTTATTATACTATTCTTCTCACAAAGAGTCAATGAGTATTTTTACCAATTTATCTTCGATAGTCTTCGTTCAAAATAGTCTTGTCCGAATTACAGTCCAGGCACAAATTTTGGATATTTTCTGCACTGTCATCGCCGCCGTCTGCTCGTCGAATCTTGTGATCTGCAATTACTCGATTTCTGCAAAGCCTGCTAAACAATTTGGGATTGGATTCTTTTATGCCCGGATGCTTGCGTTCAACCTCTGCACCTACATCTTTTCCGCACTCAGCGCAGATCATTCCTCTGTGGAAAGTATGTGGTCGATCATAACGACCCATGCCGCCATACTCTCGTTGTTTAAGCTGATGGATACGGCACAGTACATCCGAGCCAGGACCTGACATTTGGCTAATAGGAGTACCACAGCCATCAACACAACAAATTAGATTATTCTTTAGTTGTCGTTTGATAACTGCGGGACTCTTACGCACGTCTTCTGATGCTAGTCTAAACATATTAGAACAAGAAGCTTGATTGTACAGGCCAGTACTGCGGACCTTTAGGCATATTACCGTTAAAGTTTTTAGAAATCTGTTTGATAAGAAAGGTTAGTCCAAGCGGTGCTTCTGGATAACGAATACCCAATGCGTAGCCGTTAACACGTTCGTAATGATCTCTATAGGCAACTTTGGCTTGACTCATCATAGCAATAGGGTCAAAGTCGCCGCCGAATCCTAATTTTAAACTATTGGCAACTCCTGCAATATATGCACTATCTACAGAGATTTTTTCAATTTGGCACTGACGGAAGAATTCATACATGAGCCAGCATTCCTTAGGTTGTACAGGACGATTGCTTTTGCAAACAGATACAAAATACTTGCAAAACTGTTCTGTAATCTCCAAATCATAACGGGGGTCCATGAGTTCGTCTAAACGAGTCAATGCACCGGGTTCGTCAGTGTCACCAAATTTACTATGTGTAGCAAACATTTTAGCGCCTTCGAGCAACTTTTGCTTTTGCTCTGCTAATTCCCATGCAGGAATTTTAGTACCGTCTGTACGTACACCAAAAATCATTTGATGGAATTTGTCAATTTGGTCTAATGGATGTTTTGCGTCGCCATTAAGTGCCATAAAGTTTTGACGCATTTCGCTTTTTTGTGAACTATTATAAACTACTATAGGAATCTCACATTTGGTGATATCTGCTTTCAAAGCAGTAGCAATCAAATATAATACTATAGCAGTATGTTGCCCGTCCCAACATACATACTTACCAGGAGCCATGGGATCTTCATATACACAAATTGGCATAACACGGATCTGTGTAAAGTTATCCAAAATGCCGGTGGCATGAAACAGTACCAACATTCGTTGCAACGTAATGTCGATAACGATTTTGTCCAATGTGGTTTTAATTGCACTACACAGGGTAATGTCTGTCCAATTGTTAATCGTAGGATTTCTACGTCCAAATTCATGTATGGCATCTGTTACTACTGATTGGTAATAAGAACTACCATTAATAGTCTGTTTAAGACGTTGTGGCAGTCCTACATACTGTGATACCGTTTTATAAAACTGTTGGTTAACAGTGTCTGCATAAAATGTAGGAGCCACTGCTGATGGTTGGGTCATCAATTGCATAAAATCTTTCTGTGTGTTGTGTTGAAGTGTTTATTATACTATAAATTGAGATTGGAGTCAACCTACCATTTGTCCATTACCATCCACATGGGTTCATTGGGATTGGCTTGGCAAATAACTCCGTGATATCGTTTTACAATACCAATTTCAAAATACTGTTCGGTGAAGTTTCTGCAACGCATATTTTGGTATTTGAAATACAAATCGACCTTACTGCGTCCAACTTCAGTTTCCAAAATCAAATCACCTGCTTTAATTTTACGTTCTATTTTTTGGCCTTCGCGGCATACTGTAATCGATTCAGAATTGAATTTGCCGCCAAGTTTTGCCAAAAGTTTTTCACGTCCATATCTGATAGCATCTCTGCACAATGCACCTTCTTTGAGATACGGGTCTGATTGAGTTTCTTCAACTTTGTGCCATTCACCGTTTACATTGACATCAAACTTAACTGTGCATCTTCCGTCTGTGGCAATTTCCACCAGATTTTTTGCCGGTCCAACAACGTGGGTATCAGTCATAAGGCTTGCAGTTTTGACATCACAATCTGCCCATGCAAATTGGCTAGCCAGTAATAGTGTTACCAAAATTGTACGGTTCATGATTCTTCGCACCTATAAGCAAACCACCAAATAGTGGCTTTCAATCTGCTGTTAAAAGCATGGTCATCCTCACTTAACAGATCGGGATCTGGATTGAAGTTCTTAATAGCCTGCAATTGTTTCAATTCAGCTAATTGCTGTTCTTTAAATTTACAATTTCCAGGATAATCTACCAATTCCTGATAAGTCATAATTTTAGGTTTAGCTACAGTTTGGTGAACACCAGTAGACGGTTGACAACCTGCTAGTGCTAACAATGCAATCAAATAACATGCCTTCATTTTTAACTTTCTATCGAGTTACGATAGTGTTAGTATAACTGAATTATTGGTACTTGTCATCCAGTTTGACACTCGAAAGAGCAGCAATGGTTTGGAATTTTTCCCAGGCCATTTTGGCACTGGGATTGGTTTCCAATTCGCTATTTGGCAACACTGCTTCTAACCAAATTTCTGGACGTCGCCGAGGATGTGCTCCAAATTGGCGGGGTTGATGTATCTTGCCATCTTCGTACAGCATACAACTCACACTACGAAATTTGTTCTCGTGGTCTTTATTATAGTAATCAAAATCAGCCCATTCGGGATTACTCATGCCACCAAGGCAATAACCTGACCAAATTCCTTCCCATTGCTTGTCATCACGTGGATCAAAGTCTGTACGAGTAATCAATACCAGTACATCATCCATGTCCACCCGGCCTTCCACAATGTCTAAAATGCAACGGCTATAGCTTAGTCCAATATTCATACAATCACACTTTCAGGTTTATGAGTTTTAAAAACATTCTGTCCACAACGCCTAATGGCGTCTGCCAATACTTGTGGATTTTCTTCTGCAATTTCTTCCAATTCAATTTGAGTCATTTCACTTTCGAAAGCCCAAATTTCTGGAAATCTTTGTGGGTTAGCTGTTGCTCTTAGTATAGCATGTCTGGGTATGGGTAAGTCAACTTTGGTGTCGCCTTTTAACACGGCCCAAAACTTTTTCTTCTCGTATTCAGATACATTGAAGATCCATTCGAATCCAATACAATCGAAGTAACACATGTATGCGTTCATGCTAACCTCTTGATGCTGTTTGAGTACGAGTGATAGCAGGTCCGTTACTTTCAAAGTCCATACCAGCAGCCTTGCCTTCGTATACCCTGCCATTCCAATTCATTAGAATTTTAACTGACTTGTTTATTACCACAGTGAGATTCCGGCCTTCGTTAAATGCCATGACTTCGCCAGTTACTTCTTTGCCACTGTTTGCTTGTCTAACTGTGCAGTTATTACTGTGTCTCGATACTGTGCTCAAGTTCTTCTCCGAAAGTAAAGGAAACGGTCTTAATACTATCCCAACGGAAACTACGCCATGCATTTACATCCAGTGCATACACACTACAAATGTCATCATTCTTTTTCTTTTCGCGTTTTGGTTCAGCACCTTCAACAACCGGAGTAGGAGGAACAAGCTCTGTACTGGTTGTACATTCCATTACTCGTTCTTCTCCATCCTTTTTGGTAAAGGTCACAGTAACCTTGCCAGCGGCAAGATGACTCCTAAGCCATTTTTTAAATAGCTTAACTTCTTTTTCATTTAGATTCATTTGTGGCACTTTCAAATTCGGTTACACGTTCCTGCAACAGGACAATTTGATGTTCTAAATCGTCAATATGATCTGCAACACGTTTCATGAAGTCAGCAGTATTACTACCAGTCAATTTAAGCATATCACTGACACTCAGTTCTTTAGTTTCTTCACTCATTTAAATCTCCAATAAAATGTTGGGGTTCCAGCCACTGTTTTCACTGTAGCCGTCGCTTTCGTAACCTCGGGGATTACATACAATTCTAGTTTCACCAATTACATAATCAAATGGCTGATGCATATGACCATGTGTCCAAAGTTTAATCTGTGGATGGTCCAAAATGAACTCACTCAAGTCACTAGCATATCCACCGTTCATAAGCGTCTGACTTGCATATTGCTCATGTACACTTTTAAAACTAGGAGCATGATGTCCAACCACAACACACTTCTTGTCCTTGTGTTCTTGCACAATATGCTTGATATAGCCAAGAGTCTTGTCGTGTCTGATAGCAACATCCAACGCACTCATAGCCGCATACTCACGCTTTTCATTACGAACAATGCGGAAGTCGTTCATCATGTCTTTCATTGCACTCATAGTAAGTGGGTCACGACGATTCATATCAGTCCACAACGTGCCACCCACAAACACAACATCGTCAATGATTTTCATGTCTTGTTCTAGCATGTACACATTAGGATACTTGGCACACTCCTCACGCATGTAATCAATAGCCGCATAGAACTTACCGTGGTAGAATTCGTGATTGCCCATGATGTAGATCACATGAGGGAACTGAAAACTACAACGCTTGAAGAAATCACGGAATATTTTGACTCGTTGTTGCTTACGACTGAGATCCGCAAATGCTCCTGCACTGTACGGATTAAAATCCGCGGCAATGTGGTCGTGGAGATCCTGTGCAATACAGATATCGCCTCCAAGTATCAGTACATCGTAGTTCTGATCGTTTTCAATGTTGATGTCAGAGAACTCTAAGTGGAGGTCGCTGACCAGTTTGATCTTCATTTATATCTCGCTGTAATGTTCTTCTACAAATTTTTGAGCGTCTTTTTTAGTAAGACGACCTGATTCGACTTCTTCTAGTGCATGACGTAATGCTTCTTCAACAAACTTGTTAAACGTCATATCACGTTCGTGTGCTAGTTTCATGTATTGTAGCAGTTCTTCATCCGAAAAGTCAACCGGAACTTTTATCCGTGTGTCATAATCTTCTCCGGCACGGATAGACAATGCTTTTTGGAAGAAATCATCGTCAACTTCCAAATCAACATA